TCGTAATGAGACATAGCCTCTTCATAATCGTCCACAAATACTGAAGCGTATTTACGAGCAGCAATCGTGATTACTTGCTCGTTAGAACCGATGCTAGAAGGAACTACGTCATCACCAGGAGTGTGTGTCTTAACATCCGATGAGTCAGATAAGTTACCAATTACTGGAAACTGTGCTGATTTACCTGAGTTGATTGTACGTGTATTAACAAGAGGTAAGAATACATTCTTTGAAGAGAATGCGGTAAGGACTTCACCTGAGAAAATCTTAAGTGCTAAATCCTTGTTACCTGCTGTGCCACCGAAGTCGAAGTTCGGATTTGAAGTTGTATATGCCATTTGGTATATCCTATATAAAGTTTAAAGTTAAATTTTTATACAGTAATACGTTGTGTCTAAAGGGTATCTCTCCGCTTCCCCCTCGAGGGAAACATCAAGGCAATTATACTTACTTGTTTTACTATAAGAATGTCGACATCGCAAGCTTACGTTGCACTTCTGCTCTGTAAGTATGGTCTGTCTTGTACTTAGGACTAGACATAGCTTCCATCATATCACTTTTAGTAGTGAAACCACGGCTACTATTACTAGAACCTGTTGTACGGTTACCACCAATCAGTTGAGGATTGGCAGCCTTATATCGAGCGTTAAGCCCTTGGATTGCAAACTTAGCACTCTCTGCGTTATCTAGAGTAGCATTAAATGCTTCTTGTTCACTTTCCGAGAGGTTCGAGCCAGCCCATTCAATCATAGCCTGGTATGCAGCTTCTCCGCCAACCTCACTTTGAAGTGCGTTAACTTGTTGTTGCTGAATAGCCTCTTGCCCCTGTATGTAAGAATCGACCACCTCCTTTGATAATCCTGCCTGTTCAAGGTTGGAATACGTCTCTGAAGATAGCTCACCGTTCTCGCCATACTCGTTGTAGAGACCATCGAAATCTAATCCTTTGCTCTCTACTGTTTCTTTAGCACCTTCAACACTTTCCTCTACGCGTTCAGCATTATCCGTTGCTTCCGCAGTTTCATTAATGTTGTCTACTATAGGTTCTTGTGTATCTGAAGATTGCTGTCCCATCTTAGATTGTAGCTCTTTATATGCTTTCTCTAATTCTGAAACATCTTTGTATTTACCTGCTAGAAGTACGTTTTCTGTATCACTTCTTAGCTCTTGGTTTGTTAGCTCCTCGCTTTGGTTTGCTCTGTCCACCATTGCTTGGTCGTGCTCGTTTAGCTGAGGTGTTTCCTCGCTTGCTTGATTTACTGTTTCTTCGCTCATTGTCAGTCTCCTGTATTGTTTCGTTAGTGTAGATTGTGTATCTAATCTCACCCATAAGCCATTACCCCATTTGTTGTGCTATAGCAGCACCTGCTTCAGCTCCGCCCGATTGAGCAGCGGCATCTAAACCAACTTGACCTGCTTGTGCTTCCATAGCTTGTTGCTGTTCTTGTTGAAGTTGCTCTTGAGATTTAATAATTCCTTCGGAATCTAAACCAAGAGAAGTAGCTACTCGTCCTATCACTGCATCTACGTTAGCGTGCTGTGCAAATATCTCAGGTCCTAGTAACTGCTGTAGTGTTTGTGCAAACATAACTAACTTGTTGTAGTCGTGTCCTCTTCCTAATGCTTCTAATCCAGTAACAATAACTGGTTCTACTAATCCTTCTGGTAGCTGTGTCTTACTATTCTTGAAGATAATCTTAACAAGAGGTAACTGTAATTCTTGTGAAAGAATTGAGTAAATACCACCTAAAGCATCTTCAAGCTCACCCGCTACTAACCTAATCTCTTCGGCAGTAACACGCTCAGCATTACGAGTAGCACCCTGTGTTAACAGGAATGCACTAGCTAGTCTATGTTGGATTTCTTGTGCTAACTGATAAGGTATCTGCATATCACTACCCTTCTGAACTTGCAGAGTAGTAACATCAGTCATCTTACCTTGTACAAAATCTCCTGACCTTGCTTTAGATAAGTCTCTTGCTCTTGTAGTACCTGTAGGGTCTACTAAGAACACAATCTTAGAACTAGCGGCAGCACCCTCAACCATACCTTGGTTAAGAGCTTCTAGGCTACGTAAATCACCTAAATACTGTTCTACTAATCCTCTACCATAGTCTTCACCATTAATAGCCGTCCAACGTAAAGCAAGGAAAGGGTTATCCTCTGCCTTAACTACGCCTTCAGAACCTGGAACTACTTCACCTAATACTTCTTGATATATCTCATACTTACCATCTTCCATAATCTTGGCAGTGGTGTATAAGTCTGTATCTTCATCAGTAAGCTCAAGCTCAGGAACATCAGTAGGGTGTACTGTTTCTTTAACAATAACCTCTACAATCTTACCTAATGCATTACGTTTTACAACATACTCATTAAGGTTATATACTCGAAGTTCTTCTTCCTCAAGGCGAAGTAACGCATTACCTGTGCCAATTAGAAGTTTTAACGCCTCAAATAAAGGGACTCTATATGCTTTCTTCTCAATATATGTATATAGGTCACGCTCATATTTAGCAAGTGCCTCTTCAAGCTGTGCTTCCTGTTGTGTGTCTAACTCCTGCATATCCGCTTCATTAGGCATTAACCTAAAGAAAGGAGCGTTAGGAGGAAGTAGTGTAAGTAGTAGCTTACTAGCTAAGTGATTAACAGCTCTAGAACCAAGTGATTGATATGGAGTTGCTAATGCATCTTGTTCTTGATGTCCTTGCTTAGTAAGCATAGAAGGAATAGTAAGAGCAGCACAGTCCCTAGCCCTGTCTAATACTGTTGACTTATCGCCCTCTAGTTTAGACCACCTAGCTTTAAGGGTGGTTACGCGTTCTTCTGCCATTCCTTACTCCTTAAAATCCTTTAGATACGCCTGACTTAGTACCTGTTGTAGTAGCGATAGCCAAACGAGACTTACCCTTCTTAACAGCTGTAAGTTTCTTCTGTTTCTTAGTACCTTCATCACCAGGCTTAAAAGTAGCCTCATCAGTAGGTGCCGCTGTCGGTGCCTGAGGTGGTGGTGGTGTAGGTGCTTTAGGGGATTTAAAAATTCCGCCCATAATTATTCTCCTGTATTCTTCAGTTGCTGTAATAAGCGAAGTAATTCTATTACTCCTGCTTTCTTTCCTCTCTCGAAATCAGTCATATGTTTAGTAACCATTCGGTCTGGAAACATTGTTTCTAGTTTCTTAAGTAAGTCAATAGTATTTATTGGTAATTTATCCATTATATAAGTATGTTATTAAACTAAATAATAA